AACAATAGACTTAGTGAGATTATGGAATTACTAGAAGAGGTAGAAGGCAAAGCTGTGATATGGGCCCACTATCAATACGATGTGCATGAGCTAGTAAAACATATTAGTAAAGAATATGGAGAAGACAGTGTTGTTACCTATTATGGATTGACACCACAGGAAGAAAGACAAGATAATATCAAGCGATTTCAGGATGACCCTAAGTGCCGGTTTCTTGTTGGAACGCCCTCTACGGGCGGCTATGGGATAACTTTGACGGCTGCAAGTACCATGATTTACTATTCTAACGGATATGACCTAGAAAAACGTCAACAGTCAGAAGCTAGAATAGACAGAATAGGACAAGAAAAACCTATGACTTATATAGATATTATATGTGAAGATACGGTTGATGAAAGAATTGTAAAAGCTCTTCGTAAAAAAATAAATATAGCTACAGAAATAATGGGTGAACAATTAAAAGAGTGGATCTAAACTATCTCTTTAGCACTTCCTAATATTGGTCGGTATTTAGTTTTACCTTCTGATCTATACGCATGTAAGAACGATGCTCTTGGTTGATCAGCAACCCAGCTACAGTGGATCCATCCGCTGTTTGGTTCTCCAGGAGTGTAAAACTCAAGAATTAATTGATCTGGCTGAAGGTTGTTTTTTATCCAATCAAATAACTCAGCGTTGTCTACTCCAATACATTCGAAATCGGCCGCCTCAGCACGGGCATGTTGGCTTTTTTCTGAACTATTTATGGCTAGGCACAGCTCTACACTACGGAACCCGCTCGTCACCTTGACTCTGCCGAAGTGATCACGTACTGGCTGTAAGATATTTTCGCACAGTGCTTTTAATTTTTCTATTTGTTCTGCATTAGGATTGTTGTTGATGCCCCTACGTATAGCAGTGTCTGATTTAGTTAATTCTGATAAGGTAAAATTACGTGAAAGATTCATAGTTTATTGTTGAGTTAATAACATAAATATCATATTAGCCATCCCCATTATAAGCATTCCTGCTGACACTAATACAATTTTCTCAAGTCTACTTATTTGAGATTCTATTTTATGTATTTTGTCATGAGTTTGTTTCTGCATAATTCTGCATAACTTTTCATGATCTTCTATTTTTTGTAATGCATTCTTAGCCATTATATTGTTACATTCCTTTGTTTTCTTCTCAAAGCTTTTTCCGTGTTAGATAGTAAAGCTTCCTCTGTTGATGTCAAGCCTGTATCTTTGTTAATATTGGTAGGCAGTGCCGCAGTTTTTACAACTTCTTGCGAAACATTCTCAGTGTTTACAGGCACATTATTTGGAATAGTTATTGCTTCAGATACTTGTGTAACTTTTTCTTCTGGTATGATACTTGATACTGGTTCTACTTCTACAGGTTCTTCTTTTAATATTTCACCTGTTAAGAACCAATGTTCTAATTGTTTGTTGTCTAAACCTAATGGAACCCTCATCCATTTTTGTTTAATGTTATTTAATTCTGATCTATTGAAAATATCATTTAATGTAAGGTCAGCGTATTTTTCAGGGTTGTTCTTTTTAATTCTTTGTAAAATTTTAGGGTATATAGATGTTACATCTAACGGTGGTAAATTAGTTGGATTGTATACACCTTGTAGCAACATATTAATTGTTTGTTTACTAAATCCTCTTCTGTCTCTTAGTTCTTTAAATATTTCGTAACGAGATAATTTTAAATCATCTTGTAAAAATTTTACAAACTCATACGCTCTACTGTATTCTCTGTATTTATTTTCTTGTAAGTTATTAAATTCTTTTGACAATAAAAATGGGTCCTCTATTAATTTTTGTGGGTTCGTTGCATCTCGTTTAAAGTCTTTGTCTGCACTTGTAATTCTTCCTGTAAAATCATTAATGATATATGTAATACTGTTTATAGGGTTTTCTTTTTTAGCACCTAATCCTAAAAATAATTTTAACAATTCGTTTGTAGTATTGTACTTGTCACCAGCTTTTGTAAGATCTCCTTCTGTAGCTTTGAGCACCTTAGCAACGTTTTTAAATGTCGTAGGGTTTATTGCATCAATTAAGTGTGCAACACTTTTACCTAATATGACATCATAGCTATCATTTCTTACATCATAGATAATTTTACCAGTTTTTGTTTCACCACCTCGAGCTCCTGGTACAGCAAAAGATTTAGGAGTTATATCTAATATTGCTTCTGTTAAAATAGCTTCTTCTAAGAATGGTTCAAACAATAATGTAAAACCACCTTTTTTCTTTTCATCGTAATCATAAAAGAAACCTTTAAAAAATCTTTCATAGATTGCTTCATCACTTTGATCAGTGTTAAACATCTTACTAGTTACTGCTTCAACAGCATCTTGCACTCCTTCAAAAGGTTGCTCTCTACTCCAGTTCAAAGTCCAAAATGTTTTGTCATCTCTCATTTTACTAATAGGATATATAGTTGAGTTTTTGTCGTACCATGGTGAAAACCATCTTTGGTATTTTTTAATAAACTCTTCATCAATATTTGTTATAGCTCCTGTTGCTGCAAACAATCCTTCTTGGAAACCATACAACGTAGCGTTTAAACCTATCAGTCTTCTTGCTCCCATTTGTCTTAGGAATGGGTTACTAGATGTCAGTTCCCTGGTACCATATGCTAGTGTATTGTATATGTTTCTAATTGTTTCTGATCTAAATGCTACGAAGTTACCTACCGGTAATCTTCTCCAGTTTCTAACTATGCTAGGAACCATGTTGTAGTTTGGATAAACGTCAACAATATATTTAGCTGCAATCTCTCGTAAAGCTTTACCATATGTTTTTTCAGAACCATCTAAATTTGTTGGGTTCCATCTCATTTTAAATACTTCTCTAAATTGATTGGATACAAGGTCTTGCCATTTGTATGGCACTGTTCTACCAGACTCTACTACATAGCCTAATTTTTTAGCAGCATCGACTGTTAAACCTCGTAAAGGTATAGCAGCTAGCATTTGTGATTTAGTAAATTCATATCCATATGCTTTCCATACGTTATCTGATGCTTGATAAAATTCTGTTGCTTTTCTAAAGATTGGGTTTTGTAACATGTACTTAAACAATTGATCTGTGTTAGCAAATCTATTGGCAGCAATATCACCGATGATTGCTTCTACCTCACCTGCTACAACTGAACTATCTATAATTCCTTCGTCAGAATATTCTTTTAATTTTTTTCTCATGACGTTAGGATTAATTCTTCCGCTACCGACTACTTCACCAAATACATATTTCATTGCATCTAACACGCTTGCGTGAGCTCCAATGTGTCCTTGCATTAAAGAAAAGAACATGGCAGTTTCAAAGTTTCTAGTTTGTGTCATTAAAGATAAAACTGTTTTACTTAATTGTGCTGTAGTTTTAGCTGCAAGAAAAGCTTTGTACGGTGCCCACTGTAATAAAAAGTCTGTAGCTAAAGCATCACTTGCAATACCATTAGCAATTTCTGGTGTAGTAAAATAATTACCTTTTTTTCCTCTGGTATATATTTTTGCAATGTCAATGTTAGATGTTCTTGCTATAGTTTGTATAGGCACCAAAGATTTTGCTACATATTTTTGTACACCTTCCATAGCAAATTTTTCTGGGTCTGATACAATCCAACCAGATTTTAATCCTTCTTTTAATATTTGTCTGTGTGTAAACAAGTGAGATAATAATTGTGCTTGTTGTGTTACTGTGTCTGTAATTACAGTAATAGGGTTATTGACTTTACCCATCAGGTCTTCAATAACTTTTGGTAGCGTTTGTTTTTTAGCTAAAATTTTATCAGGTGTAACTAAAGAAGTTATAGCCTGCATTCTTTTGATAGGACTACCACCTTCTTTACCATATTGTATTATCTCATCTACTTTTTGTGATGCCACTCTAGATAGCTCTGGCCATAACTTGTCACCCTCTTTTACATTTTTATATTTTTTATTTGTTTTTTTAATTAAGTTTACAAAATAATTAGTAGCAGCATTAATCTTAGCTTGATCTGGTTTGTAGCTTCCTTGAAATATTTCATAAGATGTAGTTAAGTATTTACCCATACCATCAACTATTTCTTTTTTTATATCTTCACTTTTTACATATGGTTTAATTTTTTTACTTAACCCTTCTATAGTTTTTTGTATATCAACAACAGGTTGTCTTAATACTTCTGGTAAATTTTTAAGAGGTATCTCTCCTTTTAAATACTTTAACACATCATCCCAGTATTGTTTACCTGCAGATACACTTGATGTTGTAAATACTTTATTTGCAAAACCTTTTTGTAATAAATTATATATAGATCTATCAATTCTTTTAAGATCAAACCCAACAGATTTTTTAAATTTGTTAGTCATTCTCTCACCTTGAAGCATAATTTGTTTTGCTTCTTTAGTAAAAGGTCCTCTAACTCTTAGTGGTGTAAGCACAAATTTATCTGCAGCTGCCATTAATCTTTCTGACAACGGGCCCATAGTAGTAGAAAAGAATCCCCATTTTTCTAATGGTGGTATTTTTTGTGTAATAAAACCACCGCCTTTTTTAATTGCATTAACTGCTTGAGGCACACCAGTTTTTCTACTTGCTAAAATTTTAGATGCAGGATTAAGAACTAATGTATTAAAAGGTGATGCTGTTGCTTTGTATACTCCTTTAACTGTTGCACCAGCTATACTTAACACTTTACCACCAACTAATGTTAAACCACCAATTAATACTGTGCCTTCTCCTCCATGTATTAATTTTCTTTTTAAAATTTCTACAGCTTTTTTACGATTACTTAATTTGTTTAGCTCTGCTTCATCTACGGGTGGTAAAAAACCAAAACCTTCTGCAAAAGTTGGTTTGTCTGTGTCTGCTGTAATTGATCTACCTATTCCATATTTTACAGGTAAACCCCAGAACCCCATCTTTTGTGCAATGCTTGATGCATATTTTATGTTACCAAATTGATCTGTTAAAACTTTACCCGACTTATCTGTTTTAGCTTTAGATTTTGATAGTTTGTCTACAATTTTTTTAGTAGTTCCTGGAAAAACCTTTTTAGAAATTCCACCAAACATTTTTATTATTCTACCACCTAAATAAGTATCAATACCAAACTGTGTAAGTTCATCGGTTAGTTCTTGTATGGCGCTGTCTTGATCAAAAGGTCTATCCTTATTTGGATATTGTATGTCGTCTGCTTTTGGCCAGTTGTTTTCTATATACGCTAATGCACTTGGTGCATTTTCTGGTCCAACTGCATCTACTAACAATGCAGCAAATTTAGTTACTTCTCTTGATGTGTCTAATACAGGTTCAACAAGTCCAGAAACAATTTTAGTAGATGTTTTGCCGTAGTATTCTTTTTGTTTAAGTTTTGCAATGTCGTCTTCTCTGTATGCAAGATCGTAAGATTTAGCTCCCTGTAATTCGAATGCAGTTAATCGATCTAATGTTCCTTCACTAAATAAATCTGGATTGTCTGCTACAAACTTTAATCTTTTGTTAGGATATAATAATATATTAGATTCACCTGCTTCTTTAGCAGCTTTAACAGAACCATATTTTTGTACTACAGAAATATAATCTTTAACAACATCTGGGTTGTCTCTAAATATATCTAAGTATCTAAGAGTATTGTCTTTATAATCTGCAGGTAAAGTATTGACATAACTTCTTTCATCTGAAGTTAATAGATCAGGTTCAATTAATCCTTTCTCTACAAGAGTTTCATTTATCTCTTCAATCTTTTCATCAGCTTGTGTAGTAATTGCTTCAATATCAAGTTTCTCATTTATCTGAGACATGATATCTTTTACTTTACGATCTATGATAGCGTTTTTATCTTCTTGTTCTTTGTTGGGAAAAAAGTTTTTGTTTGAATCTGCCATTCATCTTATGTCATCTCGGTTTGCATAGGCAACACAAGACTTACCCCATATTTGTTATTGAAAGCGTATACATCTGCTTGAGTTGTTATCTGTGCAAAATCCGCGAAGGCATTTTGATTATAGTAGATTAGTTGAACAATCTCATCACTTACTTCAGCAGGTATCTTAGCTCTAAAATCTTGGTAAGACATTGGCACGCTTGCTTCATTTGGTTCTTTAACTTCTTCTACAGTTTCTGTAACTTCTGAAGTTTGCACTGGCATAGCTCCTGTTGAAGATGTTCCCATTTGATAACCTGCTCTACCGCCAGCTGCTTTAAGATCTACACCTAATACACCTTGTATTTGTAAATAAATTCTTATTGCATCAGCTGCAGCTGTTTTAGGATCTCCTCCACCTGAGATTAAAGCAGCAGTAATGTTTGCTAAATCTTTTTGTGTAGAAGTTCCTGATAATATATCTTTTAATCTTGTATTATATTCTGCTTCAGAAATTTCTTTTGAATCTAATAAACCTTTTAGTTCTTTTATCTTTAACCCTGTTGCAGTTCTTGCTGGATCAAATTGAATTTTAGCTACGTCAATAGCTCCCTTATTTTGTAATTCTTGTACAGCAATTGCTTGTTCTTGTTTTAAACCATATTCTGTACGTAGTTTTTTCATGTCAAAACGTTGAGTTTCTTGAGTTTTTAAATAATCTTTTTTCTCTTCTATTTCTTTTAATTTAGCTGCGTCTTGTAAATCTTTTCTATTTTTTCTGATTTCAGAAATTTGTTGTGCTTGTTCAAAACCCATTTCACCTGTAGTTTTATATGAACCATCAGGGTTTTTAGGATTAGCATAAACCCCAAAAGAACTAATTACATCATACACATCTGTTCCTTCTGGTGTTTTAACTATTTCTTGTTCTTCAACACTTAACTCTTTCATTTTATCTTCATAAGACATTGGTTTTTCAAACCCTGTTCTATTACCCATCATGTTCCCCATGATTGTACCACCACCGATAGTCCCACCACCATAGTATCTTGGTCTTGGTGCATCCATACCTGATGTAATACCAGTTCCTTGAGCAGAGTATCCCATTCCGCCTCTCATAAACATTGGTCTTTTTAAAATTTTATTATACATATTATACCTGTTGTGTCCCTGGTGGAGGTGTTAGTGTTCTATACATATTAGCAAAACCGCCAATACCTTGTACCACTGGGTTTGGTGTAAATTTCTGTGTTGGTGATCCAGGCATTGCTCCTGCAATTGAACCATAAATATTTGCAATATCTGTTAATCTATCTGTTGGTAATTGATAAGCTGTTTGTGCAGCAAGTGCTAACTGATTTAATTTTTGTTGTTCTAATTGTTGATCCTGTAATCCTAATGCTTCAAGTCCTGCAGCTTCTGCTTGTTGTAATTGTGGAACTTGAGTTGCCATAGTTTGTAAATTACCTAATTGTTGTTGTGCTTGATTTTGTGCTTGTGTAAATCCCGTGCCGTATAAACCAGCAAGTAATGCTGCTCTGTTTCTATCAGATTGTGTTCTAAATTCTGCAGACTCAACACCTTGTCTTGCACCACCAAAAGCTCCAGCAGTAAATGCTTGGTCCGCAATATTTTTTTGTTGTATTGCAGCTTGTCTATCAAAGTCAGCCATAGTTGTTTCTATAACCTCTCTTTGATACGGTGACATAAAATCTTTGTATGCATCTGGTGTTAATAAATTTTGTTGACTTATTTGATCTATGTATGGTTGAAAAGATGCAACACCTGTACCACCTGTAAAACCTGTAATTTGTCCTGTAGCATCTCTTTGTACAGTGCCTAATCCAGACATGTCTGCAACAGATTGAGCTGCTGCTTGTTGAAATGCAGATTGACCTGCAACTTGAGGGGTCATCGCTCCAACATTAATTGGAGTTCCTAGTTGCCCGATACCATATTTAAGAATATTCTCACCATATGGTTGTAGCGTTGCGCTTGGTAATAATCCTAAATCTACTGCCATTATGCCATCATTTGTTTAGCTTCTGGTCGTGCTTCCAGTTGCTTCATTGTGTTATACATTCTTTGTGCACCCTTATTAATACTTCCGCCACCTGCAGCTCTTACTGCATCAGCTGTAAATACAAATTCGTTTTTAGATAGTCTTGCTGGTACGTCGTCTTTTCTTTCGTACTCACCAATTGGAACAAAGCCACCAGTAAATCTATAATCTTTTTCCATACCACCCATGTCCATAATACCACCAGAACCTTGAGCGTATTTAACTCTGCCACCTTTTGCAAAAGCAGCTATACCACCACTAGCCATAAATTTTTGCATTAGTCTTTGAGTTTCTTCGTTAAGTATTTCTAATTCTTCTTCTGATAATAAATCTAATGTTTTACCAAAAAGCATCATAGCTAAATCGTTTCGACTGTCATCCATTCCTTGAGCTGATGCCATTTTCATATCCATATCACTTTTCTTTTTAGAGTATGGTGACATATAAAATCTTAAAAAATCATCAATTTCCATAATTGGAAAACCAGGTTTTTGTTCGTTCATGTCGTATTTATAGTTTTCGTATGCTTCTATCTCTTCGTCACTATAATTACCTGGGTCGTAAGATACTTGAGTATATGTTTTTTCTTCTACCATATCCTCGTTCATACCTTCTTTAAAACCCATACGTTTTACAACTTCTGGTGCTTTCTTTCTTAATGCTTCTATACCTGGACCACCACCTTTTTCAAAACCCATTTTTTCTACAACATCAGGTCTAACTTTTCTTAGTGCTGCAATTCCTTCGTTTGGATTTGTTCCGTCTTTTAATTTCATAATTCCTCCATCTCGGGCAAAGGTTGCCTTTGTAAAATCTGTAACGTCTGCTTTTTTAGTTGGTAAACCTGATATAGTCATCGGTGTAAGATTCAAGTCAATAGCCGCTTGTGCCTCTTGGCCTGCTGCTTCTGCAGCTGCCATATAGTCTGAGTATGCAGCTTCTTCTAATTCGTTTCTTCTTTTGGCATCTTTATAGTCAAGGTATGCTTTACCAACTGAAGCAGCTGTATCAACTACACCTTTATATTCTTTGTAAGTGTCAGCAGCTTTTTTAAAAAAATCTAATACTCCCATAATTCTAATTCCTTGATGTGTGATTATATACTAAAATCGCAGGGATTCTACCTGAACTTACCAGTTTACTTAATTTTTTAGCCATCGTCAATATCTTATAAATCACCACTGCCGGCTCCAAGACCTAAACTAGCTACCTTTATATGTACATCTCTTCTAATATGCTCTCTTTGAGTGTCTGTATTAGGGTCATTTACATCATCGTCAGCCTCTTGATCTGACATGTATTCTTGACCTGTTTGAGTGTTAGTTAAAGTAACTTCTACTTCAGGTGTTATAACGTGGGTTCTTTTCCCATCTATCTTTTTGTATTCGCTTTTAGCTTCTTGTTCTATAAAAGGCATAATTCTCCTATTGTCTACTAGTTTGTAGCACTGCAGCAGTCATCTTTATAACATTAGTTTGTGTCGTTTGCATCTTTATTTTATCCCCTGCTTCTAGGATAAGTATGTTATTAAAGGTCAATACATCGACCCCATCACTCGCTGTCACATTGGCTACGTCATATTCAAAATCAGTAGTGCTAGAAGCATCAAATATCTTAATAGTTACATCTAAAGCACTTCCATGAGTATTAAACAGCTTTATTGTTTTTACAATAGAAGTTGTCTCACTTGGTGATTCATACATATCTACATCAGATCCTGATGCATTAATTGTCTTTTGAATATTTTTATATACGTTAGCCATTATGACATAAAGAAATTAAATCTTTCTTGGTTCTCCTTTTCTTGGGTTAAAAACGTAGAATTTAGTTGTTCAATTAAAGAGGTAATAGTTCTGTTTATTTGTCTTTGATTGTCTTCTGTATATTCTTTTCTAGGTTCTGGTAATCTTACTACTATTTTTGTCATTATCTTCTCCCGTCTGCTTGAACGTCTACTTGGAAAGTACCATATCTCCACTTCTCTCCAGAGTTTTCATTTTCTATTTTTATATTTGCATACCTTCCTCTTGCTCTAGTATCAAATTTTGTTGAACTAGACGTAACACTAAATGGACTATATTTACTCGTGCTTGCAGTGGATGCAGGAAAATCTTTTAGTCCTACAGTTACTTTAGCTGTACCATCTAATGTTTTAAAATCAGGAAAGAATCTTCTCATGGCTAAGAAAAACTCACCCATTCCTGCACTTGTTTGAATTGCAAAATCATATGATTGTACAAAAGAGGTTAGAGCTGTTGTAGTACCATCAGGATTAATTTGATCTGTGCCAACCTCATGTTCAAAATAAACTGTTTGACCTAAACCATCAGACCCTACGATACTTGGAAATGTTCCTGTAGAAGAAACATTAAATTGTGTTGCATGTGGTCTTGGATATACCACTGAGTCAATCCAAGTTGTTCTAATTGAGTTTGTATTTACTCCTGTATACCAAACACCCCCTGCAGTTTTACCTGACTCTCCATAATTATATACAACATATCTATCGTTGTATGCTGAATTAGATGTAGGATAATACCAAACAACTTCTGTAAATAGATTGTTTATACCAGCACAAACTTGTTGACCTTTTGTTGTATCAAAGTCATCAAACACATAATCTTCTACCATGCAAGGTAGTGAATTTACTGTACCATCAAATGCAAAGAAACCATTGTTACCAATCCAGTAAGCAACACCATCTATTTCACAACATGCGTTTTGACCAATTAATCCACAGTTGGTACCTACTTGTTCAAATCCAAAAGTAAATGGCGCACCAATAAATTTCATGGTGTACAAAGCATTGTCGGTCCAAACTAAAATGTTTTCTTTTGCAACAATAGCTCCCATAATTTTTGTACCATCTTGTAATCTTTGTGAACCTGCACTGTTTTCTGCTGTAGGTGCATATACATTTATTTGTTCTTGGTTAGAAAATCTTATAAACATATCGTCTTGAGTTGTTGGATCACCTATCGTTGTTTCTGTTCCAAAATGAATTAAGTGTCTAGTAGTTGGAGATATTAAAGTTAATCTTGTTGCTGTTGGGTTTCCTTCGTCTCCTGATATTGCTGTTACAAAATTTGTAGTTAGTGTTGATGCACGTGTTGTAAAATTTGCAGCAATAGATGAATCCCATGTAAATGTTTTACCGTTTGAAATAGTTGCAACTAATACTTGACCAAAGTTACTTAGTGACCAGAGGCCTGGTTCTAGTGTAACGCTTGATGCTGCAACAGCATCACCCCAGTTACCCCACTCTGTTGCATCTTGAACTGTTGTGTTGGTAGAATGCGCTTGACCATTTGATGTCCCAGGAGTTGCTGTTCCTTTTGCACCTCTAGTAATTCCTAAAAATTGTGTAGAATTTTTTGATGTGTATGTAATTAATTCTGCGTTTGGTACTGTGCCAACAGCTATAGTTCCTGCTGCTGCAAAACCTGTTGTACTATCTACTGTCACTGCTGTACCGGACCCACCTGTACCAGCTGTATCTGCATTCAATGAACCATCTAATTCTGTGCTTTGTGATCCTGTTATCGTACCACCATAATTACCAATACCAAAACCATAACCATAAGATTGTGCTGATGGTCCTACTGCTTGATAAGGGTTAACTGTGCAAGAACTTCCTGATGTTAGGTCTGAACCACCTCCATTAGCTTCTGCTGATGGTGATGTCACTGTAAACGTTGTAGAACTTGGAACAGTTATTACTTGACAAAGTTTATCTTCAAACGTTGAAGCTGCAATGCTAGAGCCTGTTGGCATTGTTACTGAATCTAATTCAACAATATCTCCTATCTCTAAACCATGATTAGTAGATGTAGTAATTGTTACTGCAGTGCCTCTAGTTGTGCTAGTTGTTATAGTTGAACCTGTAAACTGTATTTGTGCCCCTGCATTATCACTTCTATAAGGAGTAACATCATATAATTGACCTTCAAAATATATAAGTAAAAATTTATCTGTACCTATTGCAACATATCTATTACCCTCTAAATCAACAAAAGCGTGTTGCTTTCTTGCGACTCCACAGATTGTATCTGAAAGTAATGATTGCCATCCTCCTACTTTTTCAGGAAGACTATATCTCCATCTAGTATTATCGGAATCAACCCATCGGTCTGTTGCACCAACACCTGTGTCTTGTTTGTCGACACCTGGTTGAAATTTCATTTCAAAGAGAGCCATCTGTTAAGCTCCTTATGCTGTATTAGTTTTATATGCCCAACCTCTAGTGGCATCTACATATACTAAAGTTATTGATTGACCGTTTGTGTTTAAAACTAAATCAGATGTACCTGTGTTAATGGGTGAACCATTTCTACCTATTGTACAATTGTTTGAACCCCAAGTACCTCTTGTATCTAAAACACTAACCTCATCTCCAACACTTGGTGATGCTGGTAAGTTTATTGTTATTGGGTTGGCTGTTGTGTTAGCAAAAATTTGAGCTCCTGCTACCGTTGTGTAAGGACTATTAGAATCGGTTATAGTTGCATAACCTTTTTCAATTATAGACACTACTGTTTCTGTTCCATTTGATTTACAAAGAACAGTTGCTCCCGGTGGTATTTGTGTGGTGCTACCACTAGCTGTTAAAACACCTAGTGTTCTATTTGATGTACCTCTAACAGTATCATCTTTCATAATCCACACTCTAGTTACACCAGAACCTGATGGCATAGTAATTGTTCTATCTCCTGCCAGTGTTCCGTGTAATCTTAAATATGCATTTTTACCATTTGATGTTGCACCATCAGTTAAAAGTAGCGTGACACTTGCTCCTGCCATATCTACATCTAAAGCTCCTGACGATGACTGTTCTAATATTTGTAGGTTAGTATTAGTAATACCACCCCATTGACCAGCTTTTTCGCCGGTTGATATGATTTCTAATTTTATATCTGATGAATAACTTGATGCCATAATTTTATACTCCTGGATCTATTGGTGTCCAGACCATGTTTGCTCCTGGTATTATTTCACTCCATGTTATAGCTTGTGCCGTACCTGTAGCAAGCGTAAAGGTGCTGCCTGTAGGTGAAACATTAGCTTCTCCTGTTACTGTAACAGTTCCTGAAGAAATTACAACCTGATTTCCACTAGGTGTTATATCAGCATTTGCGCTAACTGTAACATTACCAATGGCTATTGCTACCTGAGAACCAGTGACACCAAAGTTAGCATCTCCTTGAATTGTTAAACTACCAAACCCTAAAGTAACTTGGTTTGGATCAGGTATCTCTGTAATAGAATCAGCTACAATACCAGGATCGCCAATGCTAATAGTAACCTGATTTCCTGTAACCGCAAAAGTTACATCGCCATCGGGTCCTGATGTAGCGAATGGTAATGCTGCTATTGCGTCAAATCCTAAACTCATAAATAATCCTTAAAAGGGAGCTGCGTGGTATGTGGTGGTGACACAGCCCCCATCTAAGAATTATATCATCGTTTAAACCAAGAAGGAAGACCTAAATGTGGACGTTTGTCGAACATATTATCTTTAGCCCCTGGGGTCTTACGATTGTTATAATGCAGAAAAACTTGTACGCATTCTTTGCCTTTGAATTTTTCTCTCCAATGTTCTAGCTCACAGCCAGAATAAACTAGCATATCTCCTGGTTTTAAATCTACTCTAACACCCTTGGTATTATCAGATACATATCCAACACCTGGTTTAACACCACCTTTTTTAGGATCTGGTTCTAAATAAATTGGCCAATCATCGCCACCCAAATTCATAGTAGTAGATATCTCACAACTAAATCTATCTTTGTGTCTTTCTAATACATCACCTTTTTTGTATATTCTTGCATATGTGTAAGCAGGGTATAATTTTAATCCTGTTACCTTTTCCATTTCTGGTTGGCATTTTAACATCAATGTTTCCATAGCAATGTCTGCATAATGAGAATAAGTATTTGGTATTTGATTATCATCATAAGATCCTAATATATTTTCGAATGGTGAAAAGTACCTTGCTTGTTTACAAGTATCTAAAACTTGTCTTTTCATTAAAAAATAATTTGCAACAAAAGCTGCTAAATCTTTTGATATTGCTTGTCTGATTACTGTATACTTTTTCTTTTTAAACATCTTTAGCCATTTCTTTTGGTACTGCTTGTATATTCCAATGTATAAATCTAAATGGTTCTATACCAAAATCTACAGCATATTCGTGTTCTAAGTACCCTGGAAATATAATTAATGTTCCTGGTTTAGGTTTTAAATGAAATTGTTCGTGACCTGACCATACACCTTTTAAGTCTGGTTTCATTTTTAATTTTGTACATCTTGCACCAGTCTTTGGTTCGTGAAATATAGGGTAAGAAGTTTTATCACTACACTTTAAAAAGTAAAAACCTGATACGTGTTGGTTCCAATGTATGTGTGCTGAGTGGTGTCCGCCACCTTTTTTAGCAAACTCTTGTACCCATAGCTCACTAAACATAGTTGTGTATTGAGACATATCATAACCTTGGTGATCTAAATACTCCCAAGATTTTTGACCAATGTAATTTCTAAAATCTAAAAAGTCATTATCTCTCGTCAATGGTGTTGAATGAAACGATCTACCAAAGTCACCATATTCTTTAATATATTTTTTCTCTCTATTTTTTGCTTCTTTAATATATTTGTTACTTGCTTTATTTAACGATTTAACAAACTCTGGTTTTTCCTCACTCCATATTACAGTTGGAAAATAACTATTTATGTACATTTTTTAAAACTGAAAACAGACTTGGTTTTTCTTTAACAAGTTGTTCGCATAACTCCTTTCTTTCATTTAATTTATTAATACACTCCTCAAATTCTTTTTCAAGTGTTTCCTTATTAAACCTTCCGTATTTAATTATAGATACTTCATTTGTAGGTGCCCAATGCATACCCGCAGCAATGCAATGTAGTCCTCCTTCACTGCCAAATTTAAAATCATATGTTTTTTGCCATACAGCTCTATTCATACCACTTAAACCAACTGGTTCTAAATTTATTAAACTTTTTTCCCAAGACTTATTGTTACAGTTTTTCCAATAATCGGTATCGTTTCTATGAGATAAAGCATAATGTAATGCTACAAATTCAGAAAATTCTTTAAACATATGTTTACATTGATAATTAAAATTATCTCTATCCCATTGTGATATTTTATCTCTTTGTAAATTTAAAACTAATCTAGTTAAAAATTCGTGAACGGTGAACAAACCATTACTTTCTAATGGTTCTATAAATCCAGCAGACAATCCAATTGCCACTACATTTTTTACCCATAACCTATTATGTATTCCAACCCTCATTTTTATTTTTTTAAATTCTAAATTTTCTTGACCTAAATGGTTTTTAAATTGTTTTAATGCTGTTTCATCATCCACAAATTTACTTGAGTATACATACCCTGTTCCAATTCTTGACCACAAAGGTATATTCCAAACCCAACCATTTTCTATAGCAGTGCAATTCGTATAAGGAACTAATTCTTTTTCTTTATCTTTATATTTAATTCTTGTAGCCCAAGCAGAATCATTTGGTAACATATCAGAGTATGATTCAAAAGGTTCTTTTAAAGTTTTATCTAATAACAAAGATTTAAACCCAGTGCAGTCTATATATAAATCTGCTTTATATTTGTTATTTAAAGATGTAATTCCATTTTCATCTTGTTCAATAGAAACAACATCGTCAAGAATGTGTTTTATTTTTTTACAATAATTATTTTTTAACCAAAGACCAAACTTTGTTGCATCAAAATGATAAGCTCTTTGCACTTCATTTATGTCAAATTTGTTTTGATTAACATAAGCCATTTGTAAAGGAAAAATACAATCAGCGTAGTCTGAACAAGGAGTTTTTGGATATAACATTTTTTTAAACCACCAATCGTTTGTTCCTGCTCTTGTTCCTCCTGTAGCCGGTTGTCCAAAAGGATAATGAAAAGCTTCTCCTTTTTTATAAAAATCTGTAAATTTTATACTTAATTTATAACTTCCATCTACGTGTTTTATGAAATCTTTATCTTTAATTTTAAGTAGTCTCATCCAATCTGTGATCTGTGCAATAGTACTTTCACCTACTCCTACGGTAGCTATATTTTTAGATTCTATTAATGAAATTTTATGTTTAGGAAATTGAGATTCTAAAGTAGCTGCAGTCATCCACCCTGCACTTCCACCACCTACAATTAATATTTTCATTTAAATGGCTTTCCTAAATGCCATACTACAAGACTGTATCTTGTGCCTGCTGTTACTGGTTTAACTCTATGCCATACAAAACTAGGAAATACAATAATAGATCCTTTTGGTAATATCTCTTTACATTGTATTCTATGTTTTGATTCGTCTCTCATATGTGGATCATAGTTTCTAAAATCAAATTCTAATTCACCACCTTTGTATTCTGATCCATCTGTTAACTGACAAGTCATCGATAATTTTCTAATTCTGCCGTGCTCTGGATTGTTAACATCGTCTCGTTGATAAGGTTTATCCCAACTATCACAATGCCAATCGTAATATTGATTTAATTTATATTTTGTAAATTGACAAGATTCCGATCTTTCCCACTCAAAATTCCAACCTGCCATTTCATTTGCTCTGTGCACATATGGATGTAATTCTTTATATATCCAAGTGTCATTAAGCCATACTAGATCAGACTTTCTTTTACGTTGTATATTCTTAACATCTTCTTTTGTTAATTTTTCTTTGTTATAACCACCGGTTCTAGCTAACACTTCTTTTTGTTTATTAGCGTATGCTATAACATCGTCACAAAATCTAGGTGTTAATGCACCACTAAAATACCAATAATAATTAGATATATTCATAAGTTATAGTTTGCACAAAATTTAAACTATCTTTTTGATTATTAGTTAAGTAATACATATTAGTTGATGGAAACATTATAAATTTATTATTTTCTAATGGTATGTCCCAGCTTCTTCCTTTACGTCTATTATCTTCATAATGTATTCTGACCATACAATCTTTAACTTTTACACCATACAATAGTGTAAAATCTGGTGAGTTACGTAAATCTACTGGATCAATATTAAGTAATGGTGTTGTAGTTTCCGCAGGTTTATAAGTGTTACCCCACGTTTCTTTGTTCACTAAACCTATACCATATTCAAGACCAATGTGATCTCGCATATATGTATTTAACATATCCCAAGTTCTTGAAAATGGAAAATTTTTGTTTTGAATTATTGATTGTAAAATGTCACTTGATAATTTATCTCGGTCAATGTCCCAATCTTTAGGCATTGCCACATCACCATAATATAGAGCTTGCTCTGTTAATACTTTCTTCTGCATACCACCACCATTTTTAATTTATGCTTTTGCGTCTGTCAAGTCCCAAGATTGATCAGCTTCATTCCAAACGTAATACCAGCCGTGAGTATCTGCTTCATTTTGTGATTTTTGTTCGGCTGTTAATGCAGGAGGATCACCTATTGGTGATTTCCAAGATGCAGTTGTAGTATCTTTTACCCAAGATGAAAAAGGTTTTTTAGGCCAAAAGATATTGTTATCTTCATCCCATTCATAACCTATACCTGCGTAGTTTCCTCTAAATGCTTTTGAGTTATCGCCAGAGTTATGTTTATTACCAGATGTATTATATGAAGTTTGAATCCACATTTGTGCAGGCCAATTATTGTGATGTTCTAAATATTGTTGACCTACTGATTCATCTTCAACACCATCAGCATTTAACATATCTTTGTTATCAAGTGTTAATACTTGAATAACTTTACTGTTAGCTCCTAGTTTTGCAAAATGTGCCATAATGTTTCTCCTTATATATTAATTTTAATTACCATTCAACTACTGAAATTTATATCTTATTATTACAATTCCTGAACCGCCGGTTGCACCATTAGTACCATTAGAAAAACTAGCACCACCTCCACCACCAGAGTTAGTTCCACCAGCTCCACCATTTCCAGGACCTGAAGCAGCTGAACCTGCATTAATTGCTGATCCACCACCAGCTCCAGCACTATCAGTAGGAACAGATCCACCTCCACCTCCGCCACCAATTCCACCAGCTCCACCAGTGTTAGCGTGAGATCCACCACCACCGCCACCGCCCCAGTAGTAGTTATTACCATCAATATTATTTTGTTTTCCAGCGCCTCCTGCACCAGCGTTTCCACCAGTTCCACCAGCACCATTTCCACCAACTGCTGCGGCACCACCTCCGCCACCACCTCCAGATTGGTGACCTGCTCCTGATCCACCATCGAAACCTTGAACGGGTGATGCGGGTGAAGATTGAGCGGGAGTATTTCCTGACCCTCCTGCTGCTATTGGGGGAGCTTGAGTCCCAGGTCCACTAGCAGATCCACCACCACCGCCTGATCCACCACTAGCACCAGCTACTCCACAACCACCATCATAACCTCCACCGCCACCACCACCGTTTGAAGTGATTGTACTCCAAGTAGAATTAGAACCTGATGTTGCTGTCCCACCTGCACTAGGAGCAGCAGATTGTCCAGCGCCACCCCCACCAACTGTAATTGGATAAGCTTGTGCTGTAACTGTTTCTGTGCCTGCGTTACCATTAGGACTTGGAAAAGATCCTCTAAAACCTCCTGCACCTCCTCCACCAGAGTGTTGAGTGGCTCCGCCACCTCCACCAGCGACTACTAAATAATCTATTTTGTTAGAACCTGCTGCATTACCAGCATTACTTACAGTGAAAGTTCCTGGTCCTGTGAATGTATGAACTTTAAAATTTGTACAAACAGTGGCTGTTGTGTTTCCACCAGAAGCTGCAACAAAAGCTGGAGTTAATCCTGTTTCTGTGTCCTCTGCATTTTGAACATTAATCCAACCTTCAGTTCCATCCACATAAACTAAAGTAATAGCCTGACCATTAACATTTAATATTGCATCATCCGCTACACCACCTATTTTTTCAGAACCATTTGGACTAATTGTTAAATTATTTGTATTAAAAGTTCTTGTATAATCTGAAAGAGCTACAATTGCACCCGCTGATCCAGCAGGTAGGTTTACTGTAAAACCACCAGATGTTGTATTACAAAAATATCCTTCGCCACTTGCTGCTGTAAATGTGCTTGTTTTAATACTAGATGTTTGCCAATCTACTGCACCTGTTCTACCAAAACCTGTCTGTGTTCCATTGTTTGTAATTGTTACACCACTAGGAATTGTGAATGTGTCTCCACTATCCCCTAATGTAGTTGTACCACACGCTGTTCTTGGACTAATTTTATTTACTTTTATTTCACTCATATTACCTATTGAAATTTGTACCTTAATATTACTATTCCTGATCCACCGTTTCCAGCATCAGAACCATTATTACCAGAACCAGCTCCGCCACCACCAGAATTATCTCCACCATTACCACCTGTTTTATTTGAAGATGGACTAGTGTTAGAACCATTTCCTCCAGCATTAATTGCTGATCCTCCACCGGTTCCAGCAGTACCACTACAAGAACCGCCGCCACCACCACCGCCAATTCCACCAGCTCCACCTAAATAATCGTGAGATCCACCACCGCCACCACCACTCCAGTAGTAGTTATTACCATCAATATTGTTTTGTTTTCCAGCACCTCCTGCACCAGCAGTATTTGTTGGAGATGTACCAGCGTTAGCTCCAACTGCTGCAGCACCGCCACCACCGCCGCCTCCATAATTGTGACCAGTTCCAAATCCGCCAGCGTGACCTTGAACGGGGGATGCGGGCGAAGATTGAGGAGGAGTATTTCCTGCTCCTCCTGATCCTTGTTCACTAGTTGTGCCACCTGGAGCCCCAGATGCACCGCCGCCGCCTGATCCACCACTAGCACCAGCAACAAAAGGACCTGAACCATTGTAGCCTCCACCGCCACCACCACCAGCTGAAGTAATTGAATTCCAAGTTGAATTAACACCTGGCGTTGCTGTTGTATTTACGTTAGGGCCAGTAGGAGTTTTTGCTCCTCCACCCCCAACTGTTACTGGATAACCTTGAACTGAAACTGGTGTTGTACCTGCGTTACCATTAGGGCTTGGAAAAGATCCTCTAAAACCTCCTGCACCTCCACCACCAGAGTGTTGAGTAGCTCCGCCACCACCGCCGGCAACTATTAAATAATCTACTTTGTTAGATCCTGCAGAATTTCCTGCAGAAGATACACAAAATGTACCTGGACCTGTAAATGTATGAACTTTAAAATTTGTATCAACGGTTGCAGTTGTGTTTCCTCCTGTTGCTGCTACAAATTGTGCTCCTACTACTGAATCATCTACGTTTTGAACATTAATCCAACCTTTTGTTGAATCTACATATATAAAAGTTGCAGCTTGACCATCATTCGCTAACATTC